CGTTTAGGGCCCACCGGTGGCGAGCGCAAACATAAACACATCGAAAGATGTGACTGAGGTTGGCAGTACTGAACCGCCTAACGTGAAAGAGGCCCCGGCGCCTGTGACAGCGATACCGAGGCTCACGAGATATTTGGTGGTGGTTGCCGCATCATTGCCGATACGGGCTCCCGCATAATTGTTGAAAAGGTTCAACGCCACACAATTGGTATACGCCGGAACTCCCAAAGAAGTCACCGCTGAACCTCCCACATAGGAACACATAAGCATGTAGTTGCCTGCAGTCAAGGTGGGAGGGAAGGTGAAAGTCATCCCAGAAGCCACGGAGCCAACCAAAGCTCCCGTGGCTACATTGACGGAGAGTGGGGCGACACCGAAGATTGCCGTATTTGTGACCGTGGCTGGGGACCCGGAAATGTGCACGTAATCTGTCGGGACACCCAACGGCGAAATGTAGGGCTTCTTCAACTCGACTGTATATGAAATCCATAGTTCACCAACATTATAAGCTCCTTGCATACCCTGGGTAGCAACCTGTAGGGTTCCCAAGTCATAAAAGCGGAGATCCTGCCCACTAGGAGGTGTGCTCGTTCTCACGTAATACATGTCGAGGGGGTTCTCACCTTTCTTACATTCGACCTCGAGAATGTGGTGGTCAATAGGAGCACCAGAGACAGAAAAGATGGCGGCATCCATTTGCATTTTCCCCGTGTACGCAGGGTTGTTCGCATTGTAGTCGAAAGCCATAATCACGGCACCAAGAGCCGTGTTCGCCCCTGTGACCATCCCGGAGGTGGGTACATACTCAATGATAAGGGAAACAAAACGTCCTTCCTCAAAGTTTTGGGCGATTCCAGAAAGGTAAGGAAAAGACGCCTGAAGACCGGGATTGAGGTAATAAGTGTGGGTTGTGAACGCAGAGGAACCTACAACTTCTCCCAGGTATTCTCTCCCTGAGTACCTAAGTGAGCCCGGCTTTCGAGAAAAGAGGGGAGTGCCCAAGGACGCTTGCGTACCGGGGAGGGAATATGCACCATGTCCTCTGGCGAGCTTTCGTCCAAGTTCGGATATAATGGGCATTCCTGTTGCTTGAGCTCCAAAGTCTCCAATCGCTGAGATAGCTCGTCCTGTATATGAAAGTGGACGTTCACTCTTGGCGCGACGAGGGGCCGACGCAGCTCGGCGAGCAGGTTGTGCGGGAGCTCTCTTCTTCTGACTCTTTCCGTTCTTCGGCATTGCATATGTCGCGATTTTAAGTTGCGTTGAGGGCCTCGTGTCCATCTGTATAACTTGGTAGACGTTGTTCGCCATATGGACTAAGGCCGACAATCCTAAACGAATACGTGGGTCGGAAACTCCAAGCCACAGAGGAACTGTGTACGCAAAAACGTGCAACACAACTAAAAAGATCCAAGATTCGGGAATACCACGATAGTGCGCCTCGTTAGTCGCAAAAAGCACACTCCCAAGCACGCCAAGGGGGGTGCAGCAAACCAGGGAGGAGTTTGATTGCTTCTTCGCACAATGGAGCGAACCAAACCGAGGCAGCGACCAGTGTTGCGTATTGAGTGTCAGGGTATGCTCCTCTGTATTTTCCGATCATGAACGATGCCACCAGAAAACCGATAACATAGAAAACCACTGTTGTGCGCCACCCAACTGCCAGAAATGCCGCAATCACGCCCCCAACGATGACGGAATCAGCGTTGAAGTAGCCGAGGAGGTGATCTGCGCTATACTTCTCGTTCCAATCCAACGATGCCACCACGTCGAATCCGGGATGTTCCAACAAGGAACCCAGCGGCACTGTTGCAATCTCCTCTTCCATCTCGAAAATGTCTTGTGGAATCAAGCCATAAACGTCGCACACAAAATCTATGGTGTCTTGAGACATGCTATGGAGCTTCGCGCTGTCGAAGTTGTAGCGGTGCACAGGGATAGCCGGCGCGTGTCTCAGCTTGAACTCGGGGCGCCAAAATAGCGCACGCAGGATAGGAACGTGGTTTACCTGCTTGTGAATGCCTTTGAGAATCCCGGCAAATTGAGTCAGACTCTTAGAAGGGGATGTGAGGCACTGCTTGTCCCAAAAGACTTTTGCCAGGAAACGACCAATCTTGGGTGCAAAGACGGTTCCTTCTCGTGTGGGGTAGGGGCGCGAGGAACAAAACTCCGTGAAGATTCCTGTATCAAGATTTACTTCAACTTCAAACCCTGCCTGGGCGAACTTCTCAGGACCAAAAATGGTACCATAAGGAATGTTGAGAAGCCCGTCGTCACCGCTCGCTATCATTCTACGGAGATTGGGTACGCAATTGTAAGCCAAGATCGGGTTTCCAACGGTGTTGATGACCCAAGTCTCAGAAACTCCTGTCAGGAGAATGTCCCTGGCGATGAACTTTGATCGGCGAGAAGTCATTACCAACATTTCCCGATTCTCATTGATGTAATCAAGAATGTCCTCTGGAATTGCACAGCGGATCAAAAACCGAATGAGAAGCTCCCACCATGGCTCGCTGTATGAGGTGTCGTTCTTGACGATATCAGAGTCGGCGCAATAGCAATCTTCAGGTGTGTTGTCGTACCATGCGCCCAACTCCTCTTGTGTCGCCGACCAGGGACAGAAAAAGTTTGGATGGTCCCACTTGAAAAACTCTCCCAACATCTTTGCGAAACCGTAAAACCAAGGCCCAGCTCGGTAGAGAACGCGAACCGGACCGCTCATCACCCCGCGCGAAGGCTTCGTAGTTTTCCCAAGAAATTCGTCCAATTTTGGGAAAAGATTGCGCTTGTGAACTGAGGGGGTGGCGGAACCTGCTTCCTCCATTGCAATCTCGCGTGCGTATTTCAACCGCTGAGAGGGTGCCAAATGTTCCTGCCACTCATCCATTGTCACAATCACGTTCTGCGCTGAAAACCAATCGGCGAAAGAGAGTAACCAAGGCGGAATCCTCATGCTCTGAATGAAAGAAGGGATAGGCGTCGGTGTACGAGCCAAAACGCGATTCAAAATCATGTGGTGTTCAGTGTGCGAACACCTGCGGCCTCTCACGGGGAGATGGTGGGCAATGCCGAGCCAACAGAAGGCTGCCAGTTTGGGTTCACAGCGTTCATGGGGGCAGAGTTTTAACTTCTTGTACTTCCTTGGGTCCGGTTTGAGGAGGGGCAGACCGTCTGGGCAACTGTCATAAAGCCGAAAAGTTGCCAAGGAGGGAACCAGATCCATGAACAAAGCTAAGAAAACCCACTGTGGGGCCAGGAAGAAAGCTATGGCAAGGAAAGGACGCAGGTGAAGCACGTATGGGTTGCTGATGTGTCGCACAACAACCAAGAGGGATAGAATGATCGAAAGGTAGTCATAATCCGGGTAGATCGAAATCACCAGTGAAAAGGCTACGAGAAACCCTAACATCGCCGCATGACGTTGCTGTCGCGTGAAAGGAAAATCGACGGGCATTGCCATTGAAACAGGGAGAAGAAAAGCCGCGAGAAAAACAGAAACGATCAATGCAGCCAATTCAAGGTAATGGGCTGTTGGATCGTGGGCAAGGAGGGAATTGTACCTGCCTATGACTTTCATGTTTGTTCCTGTTACGTGCTTCTGGAAACGCGAAAGCTGCTCCTCCCTATCGAAAAAGGCCTGGAGGGCGGCTTCCTCATACCTGGGATCGGAGATGAGATGAGGATACTTCTGCTTTACCTTGTACAGGTAGTTGTTCTGATTAGGGACGTCCGCTTTGAGGCCGAAACAGGCGGAACGACAGAAAGCCGTGAATTCGGGGTCGACTGCCGGTTGTGGCGATTCTAGCAAATCGAATGTGGGAGGTGCGTCTGGGTGAAGGGTGAAAAATAGGACCTTGTCCGAACCGAATTCACGCACAATGGACCATGTAAGGAATCCCTCCTGGGTGTATGCTCCTTGCTGATCCAACCATGACATGTCAGAATGTTGATAGACATGCATGTTTCCCCGAGCTTGAGCCTGCACCCTGCCGTCGTTTTTGACGTAGGTGATCTCACCCGCATTGATGGGTTGGTGAAAAGTGTGCAGGAGCGCCATGTGCATCTTGAGACGTTGTTTGGAGAGTACAGATGCCAACTGCTCTGCCGAAAAATAATACAGAGAGTGGACCGACATAGAAACGTTGAAAGAATGACAGTTACATTGGTCTGCCGTGTGGCGGCAAAAGAGACCTGTATCCAAGAAACGGCGATTCAAATCAGCGCGGTCATAGTTGGGTGCTGAACACCAAACGAAATCGCGAGAATAAGACTTATGCCGTGACGGAGAACCACCAAGATCATGTAACCAACCGCCCGTGATGTTGTGGTTAAGCTGTAACTTAATGAGCTCATTAAGCATAAAAGCTTCACCAATAGTGCGATAAGTAGCACATAATGGATGACGGTTGCTAAAGGCCTGGGAGTAGACC